CAAAAGACTCTGAGAATGCGATCAGTTGGCTTACATTCAAAAACGGGATAATGTAATCTGGCGGCAAATTAAGTTCCGATGCGTTAATCTCGGAAACATTTAAAGTGTTTTGTGAGAAGATATTGGCTCTTAATTCTCCAATCGTCGCCAAAGCAATCGATGCATTGGCGATGGAGACATTTCCGAAATTCAGATTTGTTCCCACGTTAATGTTTTGGTTCGGAACGGAACCACCCATAGGTACCGAATACATATACATTACAAATATATTTAAAATTGGTTTAAAAACTAAATCTAGATAAGATATAATAAGATGCCTAAAATTCCTATAGATTATAGTAAAACGATTATATATAAGATAGTATGTGATGATTTGTCTGTAAAGGACTGCTATGTAGGACATACTACGGATATGTCAAAGCGAAAATGGGGACATAAATCCGTGTGTAATAATGAGAAAAATAAAGGACACAATCATAAAATATATAAAATCATTCGTGAAAATGGTGGGTGGGACAATTGGAATATGCTTTTGGTAGAAAAGTTTCCTTGTAAAGACAAATATGACGCGTGTAAAAGAGAACGAGAAGTATACGAAGAAATAGACGCGAAAATGAATACGGTTAGACCTTATTTAACACAAGAAGAAATCAAACAATATCATAAACAATATGACCAAGAATACTACCAAACAAACAAAGAATATAAAAAGAAAAATTCAAAGAATATAACCAACTTAAATAAACAAAAAATATCAGCATATAAAAAAAAATATCGTCAAGAAAACAAACAAAAAATATCAGAACGGAATAAAGAAAAAATAGAATGCCTTTGTGGTAGTATTGTTTGCAGGTCAGATATAGCACAACATAAACGGACAACCAAGCATATAGAATATTTAAAATTGGTTTAAAAACTAAATCTACATAATATTGTATATGACGATTTCTAAATCTGGAACGATTTGGCACTGGAAGAAGAGTGGCTTAATTTACGACAATTACGACGAATTGTATGAAGTTTATATCAATACAATGGAGTGTCAGCATTGTGAATCAGAATTTACAAAAAACAATAAACGATGTTTAGACCATGACCACGAAACTGGTTTGTTTAGAAAAATTATTTGTAATCGGTGCAATACGTGTGATAGTTATATTAAATATCCATTTGGTTTCACAGAACAAGACAGAAAAGAACAGAGAAAAGAATATTGGCAAGCATATCAACAAGCAAATAAACAAAAAATATCAGAACGGAATAAACAAAAAATACAATGCGAGTGTGGCAGTATTGTTCGCAGAGGAGATATATCAACCCACAGGCGTTCAAAAAAACACAGTGACTACAAGCTTAATAATTTGGTGTGAATTTGTTCCACTATGAATATTAAATGTCCATTGAATTTTTTAGAAAGATTACTAATCAAATGTTCATACGCTGGCTCAATTCCTTCGATTGACAAATCGATGTTTTCGGTGATGGTAATATACTCTTTATAGAACTCGTTTGCGTCTTCATCTGCAGACGGCAAAGATATTACTTTACAGCCACAGGCTAACCCTTTGTGAATTCTGTGTGTTTCGAGTGCGTTCTTATCGTAGTATGGAATATTCAAAACCAATTTACATTGGTGTAATATTTTGGTTAAAGAGTCGCTGTTTTTGTGTTTCCAATCAAAATCTATATAGAAGGTCAACTCTGAATATTGTTCTTGTAACTCTTTCAAAATTTTCTCTCGTTTTGGAGTTCTGCTACCAATAAAACATACATCATACGGCCTTTCGTTTGTCTCTAAATTGAATTTCATGAATTCAAAATAAAAATAAGACAAAATCTTGATATCAAACGTTTCTTTCAAATAAGCACTTGTTAAGGTATTATAGTCCATGACCACATTTCGTTTCATAAGAGACACATAATATTTATTTTTCATAAATTGTGAATCACGTTGTTCTGAATTCATAACGATATACCCAAATGTATTGCCGAGTCTATATTGTATTTCCAATAGGTGATGAGCCATTTCATGAGAACCAAACACGACATATAAGTCTTTTGGTTGTGGGTTAAACTCTTTTTCTAGAGACCATCCAAATTTTTTACTCATAACTACGGCATTTTCGTTGAATATCGCGTGTCCACTAATAATTTTAATTTGTGGTACGATTTCATTTTCAAGAGACATATATATGTATTATAAATATGTTTTTATACAAATTTAGGCGAATCACTCAATGGACTCCGTCGTGTTCTTGGTGGAGGCATCACTGGGATCCTTTGTGGAATAGAACGGGGCTGATTTAAATTATCGGAGGATATAGAACGTCTAGTAAAACGGTCTAATGATGTCCCGCGGGGCTTCGAAGGTGGTCTTGGTGGCAATGGCGGTGCTACCCGCCCTACGCGTGTAGGTTGTTCTTTTTTTGTTTTGTTTCTTGTATTTCTTTACCCCGAAAGTCGAGTTCTATATTAGGTTCTGGAGTGTCTACAACGTAGGCTGGAGCTTTTTCTGGAGCTGGAGCTGGTTCCGCTGGTTTGGGTGGTTTGGGTGGCAATACGGATGATATAATTCCGCCTTGTTTTGCTATTTTAAACAAATCTTCATCTGACATTTTTTGTCTTTGTTTGCTTTCTTCAATGACTTCTTCCATGGAGGCTCTGGAACTTCTCCTATCCAATTGTTCCGTTTTCAATACATTTCGCGAATCTCTGGGTGGTAAACTTTCCTCTTCTGCTTTCTGTCGTCTTATTATTTTTTTTTCGGATATACTGAGTCTACGTTCTGGTGCCTTTTTCGGTATTTCTTCCATGGTCTCGGGTATGTTAGGTGGCGGAGTTTCCTTGATATTTAACATATTAGAGAGACTTCTTTCTCTTGTGGGAAGTGATTCTAAAGGACGAATATTTGGGGGCGCATCTGTCTCTTGTGGCCGAGATTGAGTCCCCAATATGGACTGTAAACGTTCTATTGCGTCTTTCCCTTCTTCTGTAGCACGATCTAAAGATTCACCCCTAGGCTCGGTCTTTAATATTTCTTGGTGTCTTGGATTATACGTTTTACTAACAAAAGATTTATCAGGTATCATCGATTTTTTTGAAGGTTGAACGGGCTCGGGAATTGGCTTTAAATCAGGTAAGGGTTCATCCAACTTACTTCTTGTTGGTGGTGCTTTCTTTTGGGGTAATGATGTGCTTACAAAATCATTTTCGACGTTGTCAAAGTCTTTTGGACTACCCATAACACTTGATTGGACAGACCCAGTTGATTTGGCAGACGCACTTGATTGTAACGGCGGAGGAGCGCCGAACCCTTGCAAAGAATTAGGGTTTTGAAAATTAGAGGTAGGTCTTGGAGGAAGTGGTGGGGGCACTCTTGGAGGAGGAGTTGGTTCCTCCGCTTTAATCATTGGTTGGGTTGGGACGGATATATCTCTGAACATCTGTTGTTGTGATTGTAATATACCTGCCAACAAAGGTGTAATCCTGTCGAAGTCTTGATTACTGGTCACAAACGTCGGAGCCAGTTGTGGAGGATAGGACGCGGGTGGTAAAGTAGACCTTCGGCGGGATTTACTACGCTTTGGTTTTGTGTTATTAATATTTACAGTCACACTTTGCCTTTGTGATTGTGTCTTCGGCGTTTTTGCTTTTTTCTTGCGTTTCGGAGGCATATATATATACCTTTATATATTTGTATTTTCAATAAAGATTTCGTCGAACTTTTTAAAATATTTAAACTTGTTGGTGTCCCGTAGAGACATATCAATCATAAAAAACTAAATTTGTCGTCGTTTTCAAAAATGTAATCGATCACTTGTTGCCAGTGTTTTTTGCTAAAAGGAAATACTTCGGAACATATGCTTTCCATTTCCAATTGGTTCTTTGGTCTGAAACTTACAAAGTGTGTCATATTATTTCTTATTCCAGAAGGTAAGTCTTTAAACTTTTGGACTAATATAAACACACTACAAAATAGATGCCTACGATTTTGTAGAAGACTAACCAGTTGCTTTTCAGCCCCTGCCGAGCGACGGAGCTGAGCGCCTATGTCGTCCAAAATTAACACCGTATTCTCTTCTTCCTCTCGGTTGTCTTCAACGGTTTTAAATATTTCGTTCATCGTGGTGTTTGTAAATTCTTTAAACTTTTGTTCGGCTCTGACATCCGCGAAGACATCTTTCTTGGCGGACTTGCCAGAACCCAGCGTTGGCGAACATATTAATATTTTGTCAAAGCATTTGCGATAAGATTGTCGAACGCCATTCATCTTCTTCGCCGACATCATCGACGTAAGCAGAGTCGTTTTTCCACTTCCCGAAGCTCCACTAATCACAAAATTAAAACCAGAACAAGGTGGTAAAGGATACGGAATATCTTTGGCAAGTAGCTTATCTAAATGATTCTCCGTATTCATAATTTTAAGACGCTTATTTTTTTTTTCTGTTATGTTCATATATATCCCGCAATATATTTGATATGCTTTTTACTTTTTTTGTGTGTAGAAAAAATTACTCATAGTACTAACACTCCCACACTCACATTTCATTTTTTGATTTTTGTATTTTTGTATATATTCTCGGTTTTGTTCTTGGTATTTTTTTTGGTATTCAGCAACGTGTTCTTTGTTTTTTATATACCATTCTTTTCTCCATTCCACCCTATCAATGCCTTGAGGATACTTTATATAACTATCACGTGTATTACAACCACGACAAACAATGTTCCTAAATATGCCCGTGATGTGGTCATGGTCTAAACACCTATCCCGTGACGTCTTAAACGCTTTATTACAATGTTGACACTCAGATGTTTTGATATATGCTTCATATAACGCATCATAGTCATCATATATCAATCCACGCTTTTTCCAATTATATATGGCTCTATGTTTTCTATTCATATACAACCATGATTATTATCTTTAAGTATTATACAAATATAATTGACGTTGGTTGGGTTAGGTCTTGTTTCGTTTTCTTTTCTATACGACGCTTCTCCCTTGCTTTTTCTAAAGCGATTTTTTGTGCTTCGGTAGGTTGTCGTTTTACTGGTAATACGGGTTCTTCTACAACTACTTTCTTTTTAGTGGGTTTCGGTTCAACCACTTGTTCAACAACTGGTTGAACCAGTGGCTCGGCTTTAGGTTTGCGAGGAGCACGTTTCTTCTTAATCGGTACTTCTTCTGGCTCTGGCTCTGGCTCTGGCTCTGGCTCTGGTTCTGGCTTGGCTTTAGGCTTGCGAGGAGCACGTTTCTTCTTAAGGGGTACTTCTTCTGGCTCTGGTTCTGGCTCAGGCACGGGTTCGGCTTTAGGTTTGCGAGGAGCACGTTTCTTCTTAACGGGAGCTTCTTCAGGCTCAGGCACGGGCTCAGGCTCAGCTTTAGGTTTGGGAGGAGCACGTTTCTTGACTGGTTTTTTTTCTAAAGTTTCAACCACTTCTTTTGTTTGGTCTGGTTCGCTTTCGGTATCGGATACACTATTCACATAGGACATTATATATTGTGAAAAGAAAAAAAAATATATTTTAACTATATAATGGATTTACATGATGCAAAACAACAATTCGAATTTAAGAAATCTATCAAAGACACGTATAGTTTAATCAAAAGAGACACCGAACATATTCCCGATTTGTCTACATTAGACGACGATAACAAAGGACAATGGGTTGAACACGAAGACTTTGCTAAGGTGTTCGATGGACTATTAGACTATTGTGCCGACGAAGAATATTTAGACAATTTAGATTGGAACAGCGTCAACTACCAAGTTTATGGGAAAGATTACTATGAAGAAAAGTTTCCAGGCTTTAGCGACGAGGTCTATGAAATACTTGCTAAATCTACAGAAGAAGAAAACAAAGTGGTGGACAATCGAACACCGCCCCTAAAGATTACGGAAGGTGAATTTACAATAAACTTTGATTGATTCTTTCTTTTGCGGTTTGAAAAATAACGGGGTCTTTTTCCACGCCGATATAGTTCCGTTTTGTTTGTCTGGCGGCGACTATAGAAGACCCTGAACCCATACAAAAATCTAACACTACATCATCTTCGTTGCTATACGTCTTAATTAACCATTCACAGAGTTCTAATGGTTTTTGTGTTGGGTGAAATTTTACTTTATCGTGATGTATTTTAAACACCGACCATGGGTGTCTATCTCCCGATATGTTTGGTAAGCGTTCGAGCTCTGGTTTACCATATAGTTCAAGATGGTTTATATTCCCGCTTGTATGATATGGTTTACCTGCTGTTTTTTGTGGATTATAAATCCATGGTGTGCCTTTGGGTGTTGGTGATTTTCTAAATATATATATCATTTCGTGCGATCTCAATGGCATTTTTTTTGTCGGATAAGAACCCAACAGCAGCGGTTTTTTGCCAGACTAAATCATACCTAAACCATTTCGGTTTTGAATTAATAATATGATTGCCGAACTTCGTCGTCACAAAAAAAATATAATTACAATGGTCTTTGCCGATGCGGCTTATTTTTTCCCACATTATATCTAAATTAATACACACGTCCCAGTCACAATCTGTTTGTCCATATGGTAAATCTACCAATACCATATCCACGCTATTGGTTTCTAAAGTATCTATTACATTAAAGCAATCATCGTTATGTAGCTGATTCATAATATAAAACAATATTATATTAAACTGGTTTGATTTATAAAGTCTTGATGTAGTTTTGTCTTGAAATGTATCGCTTTGCCTGCGAGAGTATATTTACCACCACAATCACAATTAATTTTATCATACTTATATTCTTCATACGTGCGAGTTGGTTTGACATATTTTATTCCATTTTCAACAAAATCTAAATGTTTCTTTGTTTTAATATGCCTGTCCCTATTGTTCATAGTGGAAATCTGTCCACATTCGCATAAATAACGTTCGCTTGATTTTCTTAAAGGACATCGTCTATTGACACATTTATTGTTTTCAATATAAAACCTCTCACGTTGTTCTAATGTTTCTTTGGAACAATCGTGTAATGTTTCCAATACTTCAAAAGCATAATCGCCTTCTTGAATTATTAAATAAGACCTTGTCTGATAATATCCTCTCTTGGTTTTAACCATATTAATATGTTTCCTAATTCGATTATTATAGTTGTTCGTTGAACCATAATAAACCATTTCCGTTTTATTACACGTTAATTTATAGACAACTCCAATCATTAATTATATATATATACGAGTTATTCAAATCAATTTTTGGAAACCATTTGACACCTTATACGCTCACAGACCAAACATTGGTGCCCCTCGTGTTAAGTGAAAGGAGTAATGTATTTTGACTAAAAAAATCAAGCTGGGCATCGAGGGGAGCACTTGTATATACGCCCCGATAATTGACCGTAGAACTAATCGTGCTAATCCCCGAATATAGTCGTTGCGATCGGCCATCGCTGAGTCCAGTTTCCATTTCAATGGCGGTAATGAAAGAGCCAATATTGGAACTCGAAGTAACCGAGCTGTGACCTGCTTCCGTACCAAGACCAGCATTTACCACATAAGGCTGTAAAACACCCCGTGCTGAACCACCATCAAGGCCATTGGATTGAGCTGATGCATTGGCCACTACAGCGATGTTAAAAGACGATTGTTTGTCGAAGTTGACAAGCGAGTGGTCGCTAAGTAAAAACTCGGCAAGTGCTTCGGCACATTTATCTTCTACCACAACAGGTCGAGCAGGATATTGTTCACCATTAACAAAAATAGAATATTGCGTAAGACCATTTTTGATGCGGTGTCCTAAACTATAAGAACCAGCAGCAATTATACTCGCGGTTGGTCGATGACATACAATCACTCGTTCAAGAGAAGAAACACTAATACCAAGATTGGCGGTGACCGCTGTTGCCCCTGCTGACATAGTAGTGCCAACGTTTTGATAGGACGAAGCAAGGATGTTATATACACCACCACTCATGGCGTCCACCTGTGCCTGAGCACCTGGGCTAAGTTCAGTGAATACACAAACCAATTCTACTTCCTCAAAATCAATATCGGTTGCGGCGGTGGTTGATTTTAAACATTCCGTAGCGGATGCTAATGTTAATTTAAATTGAACGGGGGCAGACGAGAATAATGGCATCAATCTGTGGGGAGTTGACATACCAAATGGGTGTAAGACAAATGGGGTACAATAAGTGCGTGCCGTAGAAGGGATGATGGGTTCGCCCGATTGAACCCCTCCTAAAGTTCCCATGAGAACGTTGCCTATACCTGCTTTGTAAGCAGGGGACGAGTCGCTATCCATAAGGATAGTCATCAGTAAATTGTGATTGGGACAATCAAAAATTTGGGCTCCCGCCGTCTGGCAAAGAACACGATTGAGGAAAGAATTACTTCCTCCTCGGTCAAGACGATGGCCACTACCACCATTCACCGTCACTTTATATTTTAAATAACATTGGTTCCAATTCACATACGTGCCCGATAAGTTAGAAGGCATATCGATATTAATGGTTTGACCTGATTTAAACGTCTGTCCATTGACTGGACTAATTTTTACACGATAAGAGCGGCTGGCAACAGCACGCATCTTCATTGCGGGGTAATTAAGCGATTCGGCCATGGCGTCGGACATATATATAGGTTAAATATAAAAAAATAATTACAATTTAAATTCATTTATACTATTTTTGAACCAAGACCAAAGATAGCTTTTCCTGCTCCGCCCGCAACTTCCAATGCCGATGCTACTGGTAATGCTTCTGGGCCCGCAAGAGCAACCACTGCTCCTGCCGACATAGCCAAATTAGAGGCTTTTAATCCCAAACGATTCACATGATGGGCTTGTTTTTTCAATCCAATTCTCGCAGTTGCTGGTTTCTTCGTTCCAAAAGCCATATACTATATATGATATTTTATTTTTACACACCTACAATTTGGTCTTTTTCAAACGTGTTTGTCTCTGGATTGTAAATACCTTTCAACGTCTCTTCGTCTTTGGGTATCTTTCCTAATTTTCTAAGTTCATAATTAATAGTACCCTCTTCAAAGCTTCGCATCTCTGGTTTATACATATATTCGATTTTCAATGTGATTTGTGCGTCGGCACTAAATATATTCAACTCATCTCCGAACGTATCCGTTAGTGTAAATTCTATATTACTAATGGTTTGTTTGCCTACAATAAACCGTTGAACTTCGCTTGGTCTGTAAAATATCATATATCCCGATGGTGCGTTGTTGTCGATACGAACCATCGCATTATCTGTGATACCCCGTGAATTTAAATTATTTACACTAATATTCTTAAACTTTACAAAAATGTATCTTGCTCCTGTAAAATTAACAGACGACGGCATGGTTATGTGGAAGGACGGATTGACGGTTGAACTTAATAATGCGT